GCCGGTGCCCAGCGCCGTGGGGGCGCCGACGATGGTGGCGCCGTTGCCAGCGACGGTCAGCGCCGTCACGGCCTGCGAGCACGTCACGATGATCTGCTGGCCGTCGAAGCAGTCGGCGACGGGCGGAAGCGTGACGGTGCCAGCCGCAAACGCGCCGGTGGGGTTGGCGATCAGCCAGATGTTCTCGGTCGACGCAGCCAGCTGGATGTTGAAGCCGCTGCCCGTCGGTGCCTCCAGCACCGTCTCGAACTCCGGCGATGCGAAGTTGTCCTCGAACCACGTCCGCAGCGTCGTCAGCGACGCCTTGCGCGCGTCACCGTTGCTCGACGAGTAGACGGGGATCTGGTCGCTGGACGACAGCGACGACGCGGTGGGAAGCTGGTTGATCGTGGGCATCGTGACTCCTCAGTCGTATTCGATTTCGCCATCGTTGCCGGCGAGCACCTGCTCTTCGTCCGGCTCGAGGAAGTTCTCGCCGCCCCAGCGCCACGGCTTGTTGCCAGCGCCGGCCGGCATCGTGCCGGGGTACTGCTGCTCCACCGGCGTCGTCGCGCGCGCCATCAGGGTGTTGTAGCCACGGATGGCAGACGCTTTGGTGTCGGGCATGACCTGCTTGCCGTAGCCGGGCGCGATGCGCACCGCCAGCGACAGGAAGAGCGTCTCGACGGCGCTGTCGGGGACGTTGGTGCTGTCGTCGAGGCTGGACTCGGCAGGCGAGGCCGGCAGCGGATAGCCGATGCGGATTCCGCGTCCGTTCCACTCGGCCACCATGGCGTCGAGGCGGCGCAACGCCGAGGCCAACTGGCCCGGCTGCACGTCGTAGGCTTCCGCGCCAAGGCCGATCTCCTCGAACGCCGCCATCACGATCTGCCGCTTCGTCCACGCCATGGTTCAGCCCTTCAGCGCGTCGGCGATGGCCTGCGCAAGCTTGCGGTCAGAGGTGCGCCCGTCGAACTTGAGGCCCATCTCAGCGGCCTTTGCTTCGAGTTCCGCACGCGTGGGCGGGGCATCGTCCGCAGGCACCTCAGCGGGCGCCACAGGCGGCGAGGAAGGCCGGCACGCCTCGGGCACCGAGCGATGCCAGCCAGCCGCCAGCGCAGCCTTGAGCGCGTCGGCGTCTGCGACGCCCTTGCTCTCATAGGTGCGCCCATACTCGCCGTGGTGCGGGCCGGGCGAGCGGTAGACGATGGTCGGGAAGTCGCTCACTTCTTCTTCCCCTTCTTCTTGCTCTTGCCGGCCTTCGACAGCGCGATGGCGACGGCCTGATCCTGCGGCTTGCCCTTGGCCATCTCCTCCTTGATGTTCTTGGAGATGACCTTCTGGCTCTTGCCCTTCTTCAGCGGCATCTTGCACCTCATGCGAAAGCCCCCGCCAGCGTATCACCGGCGGGGGCCTTCGTCGACTACCGTCAGCCGAGGCGGTAGGTCACGAACGTGTTCGCAGCCGTCTCGCGGGTGCGGAACTGGCCCGACGTCGAGGCAGCCACGGCGGCGGCGCCGACGATGGTGTGGTCCGTCGCGGCGGTCACGGTGAAGGCGTTCGCGCCGCCGGTGTTGATCACCGACCAGTCGACCGCGTCACCGATGGAGAACTCCGCAGCCGCGTCCATGACGGTGCCGGTCGGGATGGTGCCCGCGACGGCAGCCGCCGTGGTCGACGTGACGATGCCGCCGAGGATGGCAGCGGCCGACACGGCGCCGGTGGTGTTGACCGACACCGGGTCACCCTGGAGCGGCGCCAGCTTGAGGCCCGCGCCCTTGATGACGGGGTCGGTGCCGACCTCGTAGAAGGCCGGGAACGGGTTGCCGCTGTTGTCGAGGATCAGGGTCGTCGCGGCGCTGACGGCAGCCGAGACGTACTGGGCCTGACCCGGGACGAAGGCGATCAGGCTCTCCTTCGTCGGGTAGTTCGGGAAGCCGACTTCCCGCGAGAGGACGCAGTCGCCCTCGGAGTAGATGGCGATCTTGTCGGACGCGGCGGCGCTGATGGTCGCCTTGCCGCCGGGGGCAACGATGAGGCTGGACATGATGGGACTCCTGCTTGCGTGAGGTGAGAGACGAGAGAGAAGAACGGGGGCGCCCCATCACGAGGCGCCCCCAGCGACGTCAGGTCTGGCTGAACATCATGACGCCGGCCATCTCGGGGTCGAGGAGCGTCACGCCGAAGAACACGTCGAAACGGAACTTCGTGTTGAGGCCGTCGATCCCGGACTGCTTCGACATGATGAGCTCGACGCCCTGATCGGTGCTGCCGCGCATCACGCCGATGCCGCCATCGCTCGGGACGACGAGGCGCCCGGGCAGGAGTTCGACGCAGCCCTCGACCCAGAACGGGTTGAGGTAGCCGGCCACCGTGTTGAGGAACGTGATCGCAGCGGTGCCGCTCTTCGCCGTGACGGTGCAGTTCTGGTACTGCTGCTCGGCGAGGCTGCCGCCCTGGTTCGAGATGATCGGCGGCGAGATGACGAGGTCATTACCCGACACGCTGATCACGCGGAACGTCTTCAGCTGGCCGGTGCTCTCCTTCGTGATCGGGTGAACGGCCTCGACGTTGGCGATGGTGAACGCGTCACCGGCGCGGACGTTGGTGCCGCTGGACACGGTGATCGTGTCGTAGCGGTTGTCGACGTTGCCACGCTGGCCGGTCGACGCCACCGAGGTGGCCTGCGGAACGTAGTAGTTCCCGGCCGCGTCGAGGGTCGACATGGTGATCGCGCTGCCACCGACGGCGAGGGCAGCGGCCTTGCGCTTGGCATAGTCCAGCTTCCACGTCGAGATGCCCGCCATGTCGCCGACGTAGGCCTTGCGCAGCGCCTTGACGCTGATCTCGTTGTCGAGGGACCGCGAGGCCTTCGACAGGTCATTCGCCATGCCGTTGTAGTCGCGGGTCGACAGGGCGAGGTGGCGGTTGTCCATCGGGACGCCCGTCTCGTTCATGATGGCGTCAACGGCGGCGACGTCCTCGAAGCCAGCGGCAGCGGCGCTGCGCTTGACGAACAGGGTCGACTGGTCGCTGACGACGTCGAGGACGGCGCGGTTGATGTCGCTGGCCAGCTTCTGGCGGGCACCGTCACCGAGGCGCTTCTCCTGGAGGGCGTCACGGAGTTCGGTGGGGCTCATCAGCCACGGCGAGGACTTGACAGTGTCGATCGACGCCGGCACCGACAGCTGGGTGCGCTGGGTGAAGTTGGCCGACTGGTCGAGGCCGTCGAACGACGGCATGATGTACGGCTTCGGACGCCAGAAGACGTCGCCGGTCCGCGCCATCATGGTCTGGTCGCTGCGGTAGGTCTTGACGAGGCGGCTGATCGCCAGCTCGTCGTTGAACGCCGCGAGGATTTCCTCGAACGCGACGCGCTCTTCCTTGGAGAACTCGTTGGACATGGGTCACTTGCCTTTCTTGAGGGTCGCCTTGTAGGCGACGACCTTGGAGTAGTCCCCGGTGCGCTCCGCTTCGGCGCGGAGTTTCTCGAGGGTGGAATCGGTGCCGGACGCACGTCCGGTGCCGGTGATGGACTTCTCGGCGGGCGGCGGGCTCTTCTTCGTCATCTTGATCTGGCTCTCCAGTTTCGCGAGGGCGAAGGCGAACTTCACCGGGTCGGTCAGCGAGGCAAGCTCCTTCGCCTTGGCGGGCGCCTTGCCGAGCGCGTAGGCCACGAGGGCCGGGTTTTCGCAGCCTGCGAGCAGGATGGACTGTTGAGCGACGCTCAACGTGTCATGGACCACCGCTTCGGCGTCGTCGTAGTCGGGCACACCCAGCTTGGTCTTCGCCTCGCTGTAGGCGGTCAGCTTCTGCTGCCACGCCTTGCGCTCCTCCTGCGCCTTCGCTTCTGCGGTCGCCTTCGCCGCTTCGACCTTCCGCCGCTGCTCGTGCCACGCGTCAAGCGCAGCCTCGAACTTTTCGTCGTCGTAGTCGTGGTCCTTGAGGGTCGGCTTCGGTCCCAGCGTCGGCGCTGCCTCGGCGGGGGGAGCCTGCACGGCGATCCGTGCCTCAAGTTCCTTGATGCGGCGCGCGTCCTCGCGAGCCTTGCGACGGAGTTCCTTCACCCATTCGGGTGCGGGTTCCTCCTTTGGGGTCGGCGTGTCCCCGATGGAGATTTCGACGTCGTCCGACTGCGCGGGTGCCTCGGATGCCTGTTGTTCCCCGCCCTCGGGGGGCGTTTCCGCAACGTCTGCGGATGGCTCGGTCGGCTCGTTGGCTGGCGTTTCGGTGGCGTCGACATGCTCCTCTGCCGTGTTGTCGCTCATGCACTGACCTCTGCTACTCACCCGTGAGGCCGGGCGGGGGCCTGCTGGCCATTATGGCCGCATGCGGACGATACTGCAACAACCGGCCGAATGGTTGCGCAATCGAATGCAGTAGCGGCGAGGCGGATGAGTAGAGTAGTGGTGAACGGTGGCTGACCTCCTCGCACTCATGGCCGTCGCCAACGTGATCGGCTTCACCGTCGTCTGGCTCTGGTTCGCCGGCCGTGAACTGCTGGACCTGACGACGGCCACAACGGAAACGAGGCGCCTTCCAAGCGCCTCGCCCGGTTCGTCGGTGGCGGTGTCGTCTCAACCGCCCGAGAACTGACCACGGCTGCCGGCGTCAAGCTCGGCCACCGTCTTCAGCGTCTCCGCTTCGATGCGCGCGGTATCGGCACGAGCCTTCTCCGCATTGGCGACCGTCAGCACCGTGTCTGCGCGGGCCTTGGCAGCCTTCGCCGTGGCCTCTTCGGCAAGCGACTGCGCAAGCACCTGGTTCGGGTCAGGCTGCGCGTTTGCGGCGGCTTGCGCCATCGCCTGCTCCTCTTCTTCGGTCGGCTTCATCACGCCAGCCTGCACCAGCTGCTTGCGGAAGTAGTCGCGGACGTCGCTCAGGCCCTCGCCTTCCATGTTCGCGATGGCGACTGACGTCAGCACCTGACGCGTGGTCGGGTCGTCGCTGATTGCAAGCAGCTGCGTCACCGCACGCACGGTCGCCGCGCGGCGTGACTGCGAGGACGGCCCGACATCCACGACGACATCGAAGGACGCCTTCTCAAAATCGTTCTCGGTCGTGATGGCGCCGTCGTCGTCGACCATCGGGCGCTTCAACTCCAGCTGACCGGCCGCGCCGTCGGGGGCGATGGTCTTCATCTTGCGCCCTTCCTCGACGTACACATCGCGCGCCATCGACAGCCACACCTCGCCAAGACGCTTGAGCGCCCGCGCGAAGTTCGACATGTAGATGAACGCCTGCATGTCCAACCGCTGCTGGACCATCTCGACGGTGCGCCCGCTAACGTTGCTCTGAACCTCGTCGGCGCTGGCGGACTTGCCGAGGATGTCGGCCATGTCCTGCTCTGTGATCTGGAGCGCAGCCGCCATGGCTGGCGGGATGTTCGGCACCTTCGTGTACGCCGTCGGCCCCGCGATCGTCTGGCTTCCGTCGCCGTTGGTGATCGGGTTCACCAAGAGGTAGGGGTAGTTCTTGCGGTTGTCCTGCGCCCACTGAACTTCGTGGCCCGTCACCTGTTCAGGCAGGAGAATGGGCTTCTCGACCGCCGACATGGCGCTGATCTCAGCGAGGCGCGACAGCTGCATGTTCTTCAAGCGCTGCGCGTCCTTCGCCAGCCGGACGTGACCCATCACGCGCTCGATGTTGTCGACGATCCACCGCTTGCCGTAGACGGGGATCACGGGGATGCAGCGCCCCGCAATGAATCCGCAATCCTCGAGGATGCCGCCGCCGCTCATGATCCACTTGTGGACCTTCTTGCGGGTCACGCGCTTCTGGCGCACCTCACGCGAGCCAGCCGCCTGGAGTTCCTTCCGCAGCTTGCCCTCGTCGTCGTCCAGTTCCTCGTCGCTGTACCGCTCCTCGCTGCCGTCGATGGACCGGAAGATGTGCAGCGTCTCGGCCTTCTCTTCGACGCGGTAGACCTCGGCGACGTAGACGACGTCAGCCGGCGCCCAGTCGAACTCCTGAAGCGTGATCTCCTTCGGCCACGACGCCGGGTCGTCGTCATACGTCTCGATGTACGCATCGCGCGTCATCGGCGTCAGCACATAGCAGGACTTCGCGTCCGCCTTGTCCTGACGACGAGAGTTGAGATCGAAGAACACTGTGGAGTCGGCGTCGAAGATGGGCTCAATGCGGATGCGCTGGTGGTCGTTCTCGTCGTCGTACTCGTCTTCTTCGCACGCACGCACACGCAACGCACCGATGCCACCGCCGACGGCTTCCTCGAACGCGTTGTCGTACGCCTCCTGCGCGTTGCTGTCCTCTTCGTCGGCGCGGAAAAGGCTTTGCACCTTGTCTGCCCACTCGTCGCCGGTGGCGCCGTCCTTCGGCCGGAACGTCACCGAGATTCGGTTGGCCCGGTACTCGTTGAAGATGCGAATCACGGCGAGGTGAATCTTGTTCACCTCAAACTTCGGCTTGTTCTCGAACTGCTCACCAAGCGGGCCTTCCCACTGTGCGCCAGCGATGGAGTAGAAGCGGCGGTCCCCGAGGGCCTGCTGTCGCTCGTCGCGCTGCGACGTGACGATGTGGTCGAACTCCCGCAGGCACTCGCCGTGGATGCGGATCTCGCGGTCGCTCTTCTTCTCACGGGCCATGGGTCACCACCTGGAGTCAACGGGAATCGGTCGGGCCTGCGCGGTCTTCACCGGCGCCCGGCGCGCACTCTCGCACGCGTAGCGTAGCGCGTCGATCGTGTGGTTGTGCTTGTCTTCCAGCACCGGCAGCACCTTCCCGGTCAGCGGGTCGGTCTTGTAGCTGTACGTTGTGAGCTCGTCGATGACGTGCCGACAGCGAGGATGGACGACGATGTCGTGCGACCGCAGCCACTCGACGCCTTCTTCCACCGACCGCGCACCTTTGACCGCCGGCATGATCTTGGGGAAGCCGTTCTTGCGCATGTGGCTGATCGTCTCGGGTCGGCTGCCGTCCGCCACGACGGGCCACCGCTCAGCGCCCGGCACCGTCAGAAACAGGGCCGGCGTGTCGACGATCTCGCACCCGATCATCCACGCTTCGTGGTCGATGTAGAGCGTCCGCCCCTCGACGTAGCAGCGCACCAGCACCGTCGGGTCAGCCGCAAAGCCCCAGTCGGCGCCAAAGCGGAAGACGGCATCCTTCGGCGCCTCGAACTCCTCGACGCGCCAGCTTCGGAAGACGCACGCCTCCGACAGCGTCAGGTACGCACCGCCCCACACATGCGCATAACGTCCGGGGTCGCGCTTGCGGTCGTACTCCATCTCGAGGCGCAGCACCTCGGGGAACCACGGGTTGTCCTGCCAGTTGACCTCACGCCGAATCGTGCCAGGTGGCACGGTTTCGCCCCGGAACATGGCGTCGACCGGGTCGGTGGCCGACTTCGGGTTCCATGTGAAGATGATCTGGCTGCCCGGCGCGCGGATGGTCGGGATCAGCGTGTCGAGGCTGCCTTGGCTCACCGCCTGGGCTTCCTCGACCCAACACACGTCGATGCCTTCCATCGACTTGACGCTGTCGACGTTGGTCCGCAGGCCGGCGAAGATGAAAAGGCTCCCGTTGGCGCCTCGGATCTCCGTCTCGAGGCTGGTGTAGAACCCGCCGAGCCCCAGCCGGCTGATCTCGTCGTCGAGGAGGCGCTTCACGGAGTCGCGGATCGACTTCTGGATCTCGCGCGCGCACAGGATGCGCAGCGGCTTCTGTGCCG